AGAAATCCAAATATTGAATTTACATTTACTGAATGTTTTCCAACTACATTAAGTGGAATTAATCTTGACGTAACTTCTACTGATATAGCATATCCAGAATGTAGTGTAACCTTTAGATATACAAATATGAATTTTAAAAAAATTAGTTGACATTTCTCCGTTCTTATGATACAATAAGAATGTAAGGACTTACCACTAACGAAAGTATATTATGAGCACTGATGATATCAGCGAAATCTGGTCGAAAGACGCAAAAATTGACGAAGCAAATTTAGTAGCAGAATCTAAAAAGATTCCTGAGCTACACAACAAATATTATACCATGTATTATAAGGAAGCGTTGCGAGTAAAAAAACTTCGTTATGATTATAAAGAACTTGAGCTTGCAAAACGCGAATGGCTAGATGGTTCTATGGCTGAAGAGGATCTTAAAGAGCGTGGGTGGAAGACGTCACAAAGAAAAATCTTGCGTACTGATATAGACAAGTATTTGCAAGCTGATCCTGATATTATTCGCCTAAGTCTTAAGATTGATTATCATACTGCTAATGCAGATTTTCTTGAAGACATCATTAAAACAATTCATAGCAGAAACTTCATCATCAAGTCAATGATCGATGTGCTGAAATTCCAACACGGTGAGTACTAATAAATAGTACTATACACTAGTTGAGGTTTAATTATGTCTGACGTGATCAATGTAGAACAAAAAAATGCGGTTTATTTGTTAGTAACTGCAGACCCAGGTACACGTCAAGAAATAGCTGAGTATTTCAGTTTTAAACCTGCTGGATATCAATTTACTCCGGCATATAAGAACAAAATGTGGGATGGTACTATTCGTTTATATCAACCACTTAGACCTGTTCTTTATGTCGGACTTTTCCCTCGTCTCAAAAAATTCTGTGAAGACCGTGGTTACATATTAAATGCGCCAGATCATTTAATACACGGTGAAAAAGTATCAGATGATTATGGCTATGAAATTGCAAAAGAAATTAATTGCAAATTTCAACCAAGAGATTATCAAAATCAATATATTGTAGATGCTATTCGTGATAATCGTTCATTGTCATTATCGCCTACATCATCTGGTAAATCGTTAATTATCTATTTAATTCAGCAGCATTACTTCAGAAATTTTGATCATAGGACACTTATTATTGTTCCTACAATTTCTCTTGTCCATCAAATGGCTGGAGACTTTATTGACTATGGTTGCGATAAAAATCTAATATATAAAATTCAAGGTGGCGTTGATAAAAAGACAAGCGCGCCAATTGTTATTTCAACATGGCAATCATTGATGAAACTTGACAAAGATTGGTTCAGCCAATTTAAAGTTGTACTTGGAGATGAAGCACATTTATTCCAAGCTAAATCACTCCAAAAAATTATGGAAGGTTTAGATGAATGTTATTACAGACATGGATTTACAGGTACACTAAAATCTGAAGAAAGCAAGACTCATCGTCTTGTTCTCGAAGGCTGCTTTGGTTCTGTGCGCAAACACGTATCTACTAAAGATCTTATGGATTCTGGTACTGTTGCTGATTTTAATATCAAAGCGATTGTGCTTTCTCACAGTGCTGATGCACGTAAAAACTTTTATTCTGCATTTTCTAAAATTAAAGAAACGAGTAAGAAATATCCAGCTGAACGCGAGTTCTTAGTAAGTAGCAATAAAAGAAATATTTTTATTAGAAATTTGCTTTGGTCTCTCAAAGGACAAAACAATTTGGTATTGTTTGATCTAGTTGAAAAGCATGGTAAAATTCTTGAACCTATGCTTCGCAAAGATGATCGTCAACTTCACTTCATCTATGGTAGTACTAAAGGTGAAGAGCGTGAACGCATTCGTCATATGATTGAGAATGATCCTATCAAGCAACACGACATCCTTGCTTCGTATGGTGTTTTTTCTACAGGTGTAAACTTGAAAAAGCTTGATAACGTAATCTTTGCTTCTGGTTCTAAATCTGAAGTCAAGGTGTTGCAGTCTATTGGTCGTGCTTTGAGAAAAGGTAACGATGCTGATAAAGCAACTCTATACGATATCACTGATGACTTAACATATGGAAGCTTTGAGAACTATACATTACAACACTTTCGTAAACGTATCGAAATTTACGGACAAGAAGAGTTCCAGTTCCGCATCTACACAATCGAGATCTAATAGTATATTGCTGAAGCCATAAGGCTATTATACATAGGTTCTCAGAACTGTCAACAATTATTTTAGTGTAAATACTGGTTGACATTTTTTCAAGATTGTGATACAGTATACTAAATATGCATATAAGGAGTATTTAAATGATTGACAAACCAACACGAGCACCCCGCAATTACGTTAACAACAAGGATCTTCTTGATGCGCTCGTACAATACAAAAAAGACTGTATCGAAGCTGATGATGCAGGAGATGAACGACCACGTGTACCTGATTATATTGGTCGTTGTATTTTTCAGATTGGTACTCGACTAGCGACAAAGCCAAACTTTTCTGGCTATTCGTATAAAGAAGACATGATTTCAGACGGTATTGAAAACTGCCTATTGTACATTCATAATTTTAATGCAGAAAAATCTCAGAACCCGTTTGCTTATTTTACACAGATTATTTGGTATGCTTTCTTACGCAGGATTGCTAAAGAAAAGAAACAAATGTACATCAGATTTAAATCTTCGCAACATTTACTTGCTACTGGTGGTACATACACAGGTGAAGATTTAACTGTTCACTTGACTACATCAGCAGAATATATGAACGACTTTATTAAAGATTTTGAAGAAAAAATCGAAAAAGATAAAGCAAAGAAAAAAGAATCAATTGATATTGACGATGAAGATATTACTATTGACGAAGTTATTGATGAAGTTATTATTGCTGATATTATTATTGATGAAGACGACGGAGGAAAAGTTTGAAAATAGCTATTGTTACTGATATGCATATCGGTGTTCGTGGTGATGCTAAATTATTTTTAGATCATCAGGAACGATTCTTTTCAGAGATATTTTTCCCGCACATTGATAAACATGATATTAAAATCATTTTTGATTTGGGTGATACATTTGACCGCCGTAAATTTATTAACTATATTTCTCTTGAACGCGGTAAAAAATTCTTCTTTGATCAGATTGCAAAAAGAGGTATCGAGTATCATGCTCTAGTAGGTAATCACACAACGTATTATACTAATACTAACGAAGTAAACTCTATGAATTTGCTTTTACGTGAGTATGACAAGTTTCATATTTACGAAAACAAGTGTGAAGAGTTGCAACTCGGTTCAACTAAGTTTTTGATGGTGCCGTGGATTAATAATAGCAATTATAAAGATATACTAGAAACTATTCGTGCATCAGATGCCGACATGTGCATGGGTCACTTTTCTATTCAAGGCTTTGAAATGGATAAAGGTCACTTATGCGACTCTGGTTTAACGAGTGATTTGTTTACAAACTTCCAAGCGGTTTATTCTGGACACTTTCACCATCCTTCCACTTATAATAATATTTCATATCTTGGTTCTCCTTATGAACTAACATGGTCTGATTATCAAGGTAAACGCGGTTTCCGAGTACTCGATACTGAAACAAGAGAACTAGAATGGATTTTAAATCCTAATACTATTTTCCACAAAATCGAATACGATGATGCTGATATGACTATTGACGATATTGCTAGCTTAGATGTAAGCAATCTTAAAGATACATTTATTAAAGTTATTGTAAAGAACAGAGTAAACCCGTATATCTATGATTTGTTCCTAAATAAATTAACAGATGCTGGTGCTGCTGATGTTAAGACTGTCGAAGATTCACTTAACTTGGAATCTGAAGGCTTGAATGAAATTATGGATGAAACAAAAGATACTAAAGACATCTTACATACATATATTGATGGCTTAGAAACCAAAGTTGATAAAGCACAGATAAAAAAATTGATTGATGAACTATACGTTGAGGCTTCGAATATTTAATGAAAATTCAATTTAAGAAAATACGATACAAGAATTTGTTATCGTCTGGTAATTCATTTACTGAAATCTTTTTAGATAAAAGCAAAACCACTCTTATTAGCGGTTCAAATGGCAGTGGAAAATCTACGCTACTTGACGCTATTACGTTTGCGTTGTATGGTAAAGCTTTTCGCAAAATTAATAAGCCACAACTTATTAATACCATCAACGAAAAAGATTTGGTTGTAGAAATAGAATTTAATATTGGAACACAGCAATATCTTATTCGTCGTGGTTTAAAACCAAACATTTTTGAAATTTTGTTGAATGGTAATTTGGTAAATCAAGATGCAGCAGCACGAGATTATCAAGTATATCTTGAACAAAACATTCTTAAATTAAACTATAAATCTTTTACTCAGATCGTTATTCTAGGTAGTGCTACGTATGTTCCTTTTATGGAATTACCTGCACAAGGCCGTCGTGAAATTATTGAAGATCTTCTTGACATTCAAGTATTCAGCACTATGAATACTTTGCTAAAAGAAAAAGTTGTTGCTAATAAAGAAAGCATTACTGAAAATAGTTATC